ATTGTTACTTGCAGTAGTGTTTTGATTTAACGCACCATCTCCCATTGCTGTATTATTAGTTCCAGTTGTGTTTACATTTAAGGCATTTGTACCAACAGCTACGTTTTCACTTCCAGTTGTGTTTGCAATCATTGCATCTTTTCCGATAGCAACATTATTACTTCCTGTTGTGTTTGCTGTTAAAGCTTGATAACCCAATGCTGTGTTGAAGTGAGCTGTAGTATTAGCATCTAAGGTAAAAGCTCCAACAGCTACGTTCTGTGTTCCAGTTGTGTTTGCTGCTAATGCAGACCTACCAACGCCTGTATTGTTACTTGCAGTTGTATTAGCAGATAATGCATTTTGACCAAGAGCAGTATTTTGCGAACCTGTTGTAAGGTTTTGCAATGCAGCCTGACCAACCGCTACACATTCCTCCGAAGTTGTAGATGTTGACATTGCAAAAGAACCCACTGCCACGTTTCTTGGTCCGGTTGTACAAGCATCTAAAGTATTGCTACCGACAGCAGTGTTGTTTTCTCCAGTTGTGTTTAGCTTTAAAGCTGCATAACCAACTCCTGTGTTGTTACTTGCTGTAGTGTTATACCTTAATGCTGATGTTCCTACTGCTGTATTAGTAGCTCCAGTTGTGTTTTGATTTAAACAGAAATAGCCTAAAGCAGTATTTTCATTAGCTGTAGTATTATTATCTAAAGCACTGCCTCCGACTGCTGTATTCTCTGTTCCAGTTGTGTTTAGCCTTAAAGCAAAATAACCTAAAGCTGTATTATTATTTGCTGTACTGTTAGTAAATAAAGCTGCACGACCTAAAGCTGTATTAAAATCTCCTGTTGTGTTTGCACTTAAAGAATTTTCACCAATAGCAGTATTTTCTATTCCTGTAGTATTAGCATCTAAAGCAAGGCTACCTACGGCTGTGTTTGAAGTACCAGTTGTGTTTGCTCCTAATGCTTCATTTCCTACCGCTGTATTATGATCTGCTGTAGTAGCAACTCTTAAAGCATTTCTACCAACTGCTGTATTATCATCTCCCGAAGTATTATTTGATAAAGCCTGATAACCTAAACCTGTGTTATCACTCCCAGTATTATCTTCTAAAGCCTTAGATCCAACAGCTGTACAATTTTGTCCAGTTACACAGCTTGTTAATGCGTTATAACCAATAGCTGTATTGTCAGCAGCTGTCGTATTGGCATCAAGAGCATTAGCACCTACGGCTACGTTAGAAGCTCCAGAAGTATTTGCTGTAAGAGCATCTTTACCAATAGCAGTATTATTTCCACCACTAACAGAAGCATCTAAAGCACTTTCTCCAAGAACAGTGTTACCTGCAACAGAGTTTGCACCTTTACCTACAGTTACGCTATTGAATGTAAAATCTAAAGCAGAACTATTACTGTAGGAAAGATTTCCTGATCCATTCCCAATTAAAGCTTGCCCACTAGTACCTGAACTTGTAGGAAATTGAGCTATTTTATTTCCATCAGATATAAGTGCTACAGTTCCAGAACCTGTTCTTGTAAATCCTGTGTTTGTGTCTGCACTGAAAGTAATGGATGGAAAATTAATTGATCCGTCAGGGAAAGTTCCTCCAGCATTTACATAATCTGCACCTGCATAAATGACTCCGAAGAATGCATGACCATTTGTAGGAGCAGAACTGAATACAATATTTGTTCCTAGTAACTTAAATCCAGCAGAACCTGTAGGATCTGGTTCCTGAATAACTCCGTTTACTGATATTAATAACTGTTGTTCAAATTTTGGAAAAGGAACAGGTGTGGCTCCTCCAACTTGTAAAGCAAATGAAGTGGCACTACCATTAAAACCACTAGATATATCATCTATGATCTTGTAATCTTCATTACTTCTTAAGTCATTTCCTATATATGCCATAGATAATTAACTACGATATTCTTTTTCTCCTCTTATTTTAAGGTCAGTAATCTTTAGAACTCTTAAGTATTAGGTCCATCAGTGGAAGGTTGAACCGGCCATACAACTTCATCAGATGTTTTATCTTTATAAGTTTGAGGAAGATCTCTAAGGTTCTGTCTATATGCAGACCACTGAGCTTGATCTACTGTTGATCCTGGAGTTACAGTCCAATCAGTTGATTTTAATAAATAATCTCTTTTCTTTCTTACATTTTCCCAACTACTATCTTCTAGATCCAATACTTTATATTCATTTATTTTTTCATCCAAAGAAACAACTTCAGCTTTAAGGATCTCAAATTCAGCTAGTAAAGTTGTGAGATCACTATTATTTGTTAAAGCCATCTTACGTCTGTTCTAAATAACTCACCGATGCATCTAACGCACTTGCCGTCCCTGCATTTACTCTCAGGACATCATTGGATTCCATTATTATTTTTGATCCAGCTATTATTTCTAGAGAAGATCCTGCAGGCACTGGAGCATTCTTAATTAAGAAAACATCATCTCCAGATGAAGTAACTAAGAAAACATCTACGTTAGCACTAGTGCCAGTCTTATTAGAAATCAAACAGCTTAATAATACTAATGTTGCTGAACCTCCTGCGGTAACAACATTAGTTCCTGAATCACTAGTTCCAGCATTGCTGACTGAGGATTTCGTATCAATTTTGAAGGTATTTGCCATATTAGCCTAAAGCAAGTATAAGAGCGAGTTGGTTAGCACTATCTAAAGTTCCAGTAACAGATAGATTTCCTGTAACAATAAGATTGCTTGGATTACTACCTGCAGTTCCGAGTGTTATCGTACCTGATGAATCTATTTTAACCCTCGCAACCCCTCCGGTTACTAGGTGTAATTGATCTGAACCTGGGCTAAATAATCCTGTATTAGGATCTCCTGCGAACTTTAATGCACAACTGGATAATGAACCTAATGCAAAATTAGAATTAGTTCCATCTTCTTTTAATAAAGGGAATCCACCTATTGTGGATGCATCATGAATACAGGCTGTCTTCTTCTCAGTATCTACAGTTACTTCACCTACTGCTCCTGTAAAAGCAGAATGTTGACCTGTTGTTCCTCTTCTAAATTGTACTTGGGTTGCCATAATACTATCCTAAAGCCACTGCTATTGCGGTGGCAAAACTTTCAGTGCTTACCGTGCCATCCGTAGCTGGTAGGGTAAGAGTTACATCAGCTGTTGCAGCTGGTCCTTTAAGAGTTGCAGAGTTTGTTCCGTTGTCTGTGTCTTCTTTAAAAGCAATACTTCCAGCAGAACTGGCAGAGCCTGTCAGCACTGGTGCAGTTAAACTTTTATTTGTCAATGTTTGAGATCCTGTAAGAGTTGTGACCGTACTATCTATTGCAACTGTGGCTGTAGTCCCACTTCCAGTGGTATCAATTCCAGTTCCTCCTGCAATTGTTAATGCTTCTGAATCTAAATCAACATCAAAGTTACCTGAATCAGTCTGTACATCTAGATCTTCAGCAGTAATCTGAGCATCTACATAAGCTTTGATTGATTGCTGAGATGCAACCTTAGTGGCTGAGTTACTAGCCATGTTGTCTTCATCTAAGAAAGCACTACCACTTAATCCTGTATTCAAGACAGGACTGGTTAATGTTTTGTTAGTTAAAGTTTGACTAGCTGTTAATAAGACTAAAGTTCCACTTACATCTGGAATAGTCATTGTTCTTGTAGTACTTCCAGTTATTCCTGAGCACTCAAAAGCTAGTTGTTTTGTATTATCTGAATTGTCTCTGATTCTAAAACCATTGTCATCAGTTACAACAGCACTGGATGTTATAGAAGATAAACCAGTAATCGTCGTAGCACTACCGCCCAGGGCAATGCCAGTACTACCAACAGTAACAGAACTGTTTGCAAGCTGGGAGTTAGGGATAGCATTGGTTGAAAATTCTCCTGTACCTGAATTGTAAGTTAACCCTGATCCGGAAGCAATACTAAGTGAGCTTAATAATGCAACAGTTCCTGTCGCATTTGGTAAAGTTATTGTCTTATCTGATCCAGATGCATCGGCTGCTGTAAGTATTATCTCATTGGCATCTGCTGTAGAACCTTCAAATGTAATATTTCCACTCGCAAGTGTTATGGAATTAGCACCATCTGCTGCACCTGATATCAATGTAGCGGATGCTAAAGATGTTATTCCAGCTATAGTCCCGGCTGTTGCTCCCAGAGAAACACTTGTGCTTCCGAGAGTTACAGCTGAGTTAGCTAGATTACTGTTAGCAATTGAAGATGCAGTTGTTAATATTGTTCCTGTTTCATTCGGTAATGTAAGGGTCTTATCTGATCCTGTAGCATTTGCAGCTGTCAGTATAGTTTCATTACCATCAGCACTTGATCCTTCAAAAGTAATATTTCCACTTGCTATTGCTATTGAGTTTGCTGCATCAGCAACTCCAGAAATTAATGTTGTAGATGCTAAGGATGTTAAACCTGTAAAGGTTCCCTGAGTAGCTCCAAGTGCAACACTCGTACCTCCAATCGTTACAGTTGAATTAGCTAACTGTCCATTCGGTATTGAGCTTGTTCCAAACTCTCCTGTTCCAGAGTTATAAGTAAGACCTGATCCTCCAGCTACACTGAAATGTGCTCTTGCTTCAGCAGAGGATGGTCCTGTATATGTAATTACTCCTGAACTATTATTGTATGCTAGGGCTCCATCTCCACCTGAATCTGTGACAGAAATAGCTGCTCTTGATCTTGCATCTGTATAATATAAATTTGTATTCTCTCCAAGATCGGCTGTAGTATTACCAGCAAAGTCTAATTTATCTGTAGGAGTATTAACCTCTTGAAATAAACCACTTACCAGCGTAATAGCCTTACGTGTTGCCATCTTTTAATTACTACTTTTAGTTTCTTATGTAATAAAAAACTTTTACTATCCTTCTATTTTATCTTTAACAATTTTAGCGAAGCTGAATAGGACGCTTTATTTTTAGAACTATTTGATTACTTGTGCCTGCTTCTCCCACTAAAGTTAAATATTGTCCAGCAGATGAAGGAGGTGTTTTAGTAAGACCACCTGCTGATGATGCAGATAAAAAGTACATATCACCTGGATCTAATGATGTCGATACAGCAACTTGTCCAGTTACTATTACACGTACTTCATTCCCTGCAGTGACTGTAGTTTCTGCAATACCAGCTACTACTGCTTTATCTAAAGTGTCATTAGCAATAGCTTTTCCTACCTGACCATCAGAAGTTCTTGAATAAAGAGCATCTCCCTGAGTAACATTTTCAAATGCGTTTACTTTATAACCAACTACTTTAAAGACAATTGAACTAGGCATT